CCTTCATAAACTTCATACACCCCCGGAATAGGAGCCTCCACGCGGGTGAAACGAGCAAATTCAGAAGGCAAATTGTTGGTGTCTATGGCCGGGAATGCTTGGCGAAAGTTATCCCCCACAATGGGATGCCCTACTGTTTGTCCATTTTTAACACGTATATAAAGTTCCATTAAACATCTCCCGCATCTGATGGAAAGGAGCGATCATCACCGTAAATTATTCTCACTGCACCTGAACCACCTTGACACGCGGTTCCCCCATAGTTTGTGCCACCATCACCACCTGCTCCACCACCGTAATCGCCACCCTGTTTGTTACACGGACTGCCAACATTGCCATTCTCCCCACCGCTTCCTGCATTATACTGAGGACATGCAGCACCATAACTCGGCCCTTGTGCGCCACTACCACCATTACTACCTTGACCAAGAATTCCTACGCCACCACCACCTCCTCCTCTTCCTCCATTAGAGCCGTGAGATGAACCACCACCACCCCCAGCACCACCGGAACCTGTTCCACCAGCCGAATTAGCACCTCCATTACCGCCATCCCCTGCATAACCTCCTGCGCCACCACCGCCACCGCCGTAACCCGCTCCACTACCCGCAGATGAGTAAGCGCCATCGCCACCATCGCCACCACCTTCAGCCGTATAACTGCCGCCAGTACCAGAGCTTTGAGCGCCAACCCCTCCGTTAGCTCTTATAAGGTCTGAAGCACTTCGTTGCACATAAGAATCTCCACCATTGGAAGGCATTCCCCCAGTATTAGAACCAACTACAACATCCAAAACTTCACCGGGAGTTACGCTAATACCATTAGTCCAACCAAGGCCACCACCCCCTGATCCATACGCCCCCCCACTCCAAACAGAATTTGATGATGTCCCTCCGGCCCCTACAGCTACTACAGAAATAGAAGTAGAGGTTGCAGGGACAACAAAAGAATAAGAACCCGGTGAGGTATATGCCGTTTGTCCTATTATTGTTAACGGACTGTAGCCGGGTTTTATAAACCCACCTTTATCATCACCTATAGGCATAACCTACTCCTTAACTAATTACTTCATAGCTTATCGTGTAGGTAATCTTGCTTGCAGTCCCGCTCGTCACAGCGATAGAAGTGTTTTCCATCAAGTAGATCGCAGTAGTTTTGTCTGCCACGATCAAGGAAGCATCTGCCGGAACTGAAACAGTAGACACAATGGGATAGGCTGTGCCACCTGAAGCTGCGGAACCTTGAGCAACTGAACCATCAGTGTAGATGTCCACGCTGGTGTTAACAGCACTACTTCCGTCTACGTTTGCCGCCACAATCTGGTTAATTTTATAAACCTTGCCGCTACTTGCAGCATTAGGAAGCAAAATCACCGAACTGGTTGACGATGGGGTAAGGTAAGTAGTCTCACCTAAAATGCTCGTTACGTTTACTATATTGGGATTTGCCATCTGTTTTCTCCTAGAAACCCATTACCATCGCCAGTGCGATAGAAAGTCCTGCCGATACACCGCTTGAAACAACCGCCGTACCATCCTGTTTCACCACTGAAACCCGAATAACATTGTTGTCATCTTTAGTTATATAAATTCTATCTCCTGCGGCACAGGTATAACTTGCCCCACCATTTATGTTGCAAGTGGTAGCGTGATAAGTCAGAGGCCATGCAGCATCAGCTATAAGTACCAACCGCTGGCCTTTGTTCATCGTAAAAGCAGTTGTAGTAACTGTTCCTGTGATAACTACTGTATCCCCCGTTGCCGCAGTAAGGTCTACAGTAGCTGCTGAAGCTATGTCAGCCCCCACCAAACTTGCAAGACCTGTACCGCCATTGGCTACTACCAATGTACCCCCCGCAGTAATTGTACCGCTAGTGGTAATGGGGCCACCCGTATAACTAAGTCCTGTTGTTCCTCCTGATACATTCACAGAAGTTACCGTGCCTGTACCTGTTTCAGTGGGATTGGCAAGAGCAACTGCTGCACCTGCTCCAGCACCGTCAGTGTATAACCAAGTTTTCTCGCCAGTAGCTATCGTAACTTCTGCGCCGGAACCCTGCTTAATTGTAATGCTCTGTCCCCCAGTGGTGGCATTTTCGACCATCCATACTTTAGAAACAGTATTGGGAGCTAAAGTTGCTGTCCTGGTGCCCGTAAGGGAGACAGCCGAAGTAAATTTAAGATACAACGCCCGTACTCCATCCGCAGTAGCATCAGGCATAGTAAATGTTTCATTAGTATCGGCAGCAAATTGTTTAGTGCCATACCCTAAAGCATCAGTTATAAGCTCTAAATTAGTGTTTGTACTTGTACCCCAAGTACCATCTTCATCGCCTGTAGTGATTTCTTTCAGTCTTAAATTGTTTACATAAGTTGCCATGATTAATTCCTATGCCGCCGTATCTATATCTATCCAGTTAGGGGTCTGAGTGTCTGTAATGTCCACCCAATTTGGTACTTGTGAAACATCTATACTTGTCCAACCACCCCGGATTATGGTTCCTACTGCACCTGTCCCTACTACCCCCGTGGGGAAAATATTTGCACTTCTGGTGTTTGTTACAGTGCCTATGGCACCTGTCCCTACTACTGTTCCTTGCGTAAATATAACTGTAGGGGTTACTGCTTGTACAGCTCCGGTTCCAGCTACTCCTGTGGGGTAAACAATCCAGTTGTAAGCTGGCGTTACTGTTCCTATTTCCCCTGTTCCTACTACTCCCGTAACACTAATTTCGGAACCTGCACTAAAAGTAGGTGTACCTATTGCGCCTGTTGCTACTACTCCGTTCGGTACAACTGAATCGCTGGTGTTAGTACTAACACTGTTTATTTGTCCTACACCTTGGACTCCAGTAATAGCAAAAGTTGGTACTATTGATGGGGTTCCTATTGCCCCTGTACCTTCTACCCCCGTGGGGATAGTTAAATTATCGTAAGCAAGAGAGACTGCCCCTACTGCTCCTGTTCCCACCACTCCTGTTGGATAAGCTATGCTGGTGTAAGTTACACCAACTGTACCAACAGCAGCGGTGCCAACTGTTGAGATGCCATTCTCACCCCAAGCTTCTTCGCCCCACCCACGGGCACCCCACACAGGCCCAAGGTATACAACGGTGGCAGGAGCGCCACCCCATCGGTTGAACCCCCATGCTCGTTGACCCCACCCGCTCACAACAGGCTCCTGTTAGGCTATACGAATGATCGCAGTAGCTGCTGCTGGAGCTGGGAATTGGATTTGGAAATCACCACTGCTTACTGATTGATCCCCTCCAAAACTTAACACCGCACAAGCAGAATCAGAGTCCGAAGTATCGTAGATCAGACCACCGCAAGTAGTGAAAGTAGATGATGCCCACGTTTCGTTGTTGAAATCTAAGATAGCTGTAGTTCCATCAGCAGTAGGTGTAACAGACGTTAGAAACTCGCCCGGTCTGGTGTACCCCGTAGCTGTGGGAAGTTCATCCGAACCCATCTCAGAATAATTAGTGGTTGCTGCACCGTAAGTACCACTTCCTGAAGCTGTAGCAGTAAAAAGAGCCATCTTGAACGTAGTGCTACCCGCTGAAAAATCATGCAAACCTTTAAGAAGTTCTACTTTGAACGACGTAGGCATTGCCGTTGTGATTGTGATTGCCATGTTATACCTCTAAGAGTTTTACTAATTCGGGATGCCCAGCATCCTTGAAACGATTGGTTAATGTAGTGTTATGTGAAGCCACCGCTTGGCGTAGATAACTAACCAAGACCCCTCTAATTTCTTCTCTAAATGCTTCTGCTTGCGCCTGTATAACAGGATGTGAGTTATTACCTATATGGATAATCCTATCTAAAGCTTGCTCCGCTATTTCTTCAGGTGTAAAACCCCGGTTAGATACGGTACCTACTTTAACTATTCCTACCTCTACATCACCTGCTGCACTTAACATAATTTATCCTTTAGTTGGGGGGTACTCTTACCACCCCTGAACGGTATGTATCTGTTTCTAACCTGCCTGCCCCTAAATTTCGTAACAATAACACAGCTTGCGTGTACAGTTTTTCATACAACGCCACCATGTCAGGTTCACCTTTTTGGAAACGTATAGCTTCTACTAACGCGCCATTTAATAATGCCGAATCAAACTCAGTCCCCAGCCACGTCGTACCCGCTGTTACTATAGAGGTAGGGTATTTAGCAAAATGTATCTCTGAAGCGTAAGCAGCGTCTGGAGTTGGCCCTAAAATAAAAGTCCCATCTCCAAAAATACCGTAGTGCACGGGCCTTCCAGTAGTAGCAGCTACGGGGTACGCCTCCCGTATAAAACTTACATCCTTATTAATAAGATAGTGATAATTGTTTGAGCCATCTATAACCGCCAATGAATATACATAAAGCATATTCGTAGGCATCGTCAGGTACTTATTGTTGATCGTCATAGTTCCAGTTTGGTTAACCCGCATAGCAGGCAAATCCACTGTACTATAGATAAGTTGTTCGGCTTGTTGGGTGAACATATCCAACTGGTCTGATGTAAACGTTTGTTCACAGACATCTTGTATGTTGGCTTTTAATTCAGTGTAGTTCACTACGCCATCGGCCCTCTAGCGATTGTCCCTTTAGTAGCTGCGCCGTTTCCGCGTGTTTTCACACCACTGGTTTTAACAGGAGCTGAAGATTGTTCGGGAGAATTTACAGTAGTGCCCGGTTTATACTTCTTAATACCGGGCCATTTTTTTACCTTTGCTGCTTTTTCTTTAGCCATGTCTAGCTCCTAAGTAATTACTATGGTAACCAACCCAATATGACCAAAAGCATAAAGAGGGTCAACTGGCTGTATTCTTGCCCGACTTTGGGGGTACCCCGTAAAATCCGGCCTTGGGTCACGTATTGCCTGCGGATCACTCACAGGAAATGTACCT